CACAGGAAACAATACGACCGGCTGGCTTCACTGGCTCACCGCCCGCGCCGGTAAAACCCGCTCGTGGAATACGCCGTCAGTTGGCGAGCAGGTACTTGTTTTGTGTCTCGGTTGCGAACTCGATACTGGCTTTGTGCTGCCCGGTATTTTCTCTGATGACAACCCGCCCCATCAGCCTCAACTGATGCGCTGCACTGGTCATTTCCTGACGGCGCGGTGATCGAGTATGAACCGGCGACCGGCGCGCTGTCGGCCAGCGGCATTCGAAGCGCTACCATCAGCGCTGCGGTACAGGTGCTGCTCGATTCCCCGCTGGTTGAATGCACACAGTTACTCAGAACCGCGCAGCTCGATGTCACCGACTGCGGCACGATGAAAGGCAACGTGACGCACACCGACGGCAATCTCAGTTCTAACGGCAAAGTGCTGCACACGCATAAACATCCGGGCGACAGTGGCGGCCAGACAGGATCGCCAATATGACCACGGCCAAATACATCGGCATGAATTGCGACACCGGCGAAGCGCTGACCGACCTCGATCACATCCGGCAATCGGTGCGCGATATCCTGATCACACCGCTCGGTTCCCGCGTGATGCGACACACTTACGGTTCGCTGCTGTCGGCGCTGATTGACCAGCCGCAGAACGAAGCGCTGCGCCTGCAAATTATGTCGGCCTGCTACGTGGCAATCCTGCAGTGGGAGCCGCGCGTCAGACTCACCGCCATTAACTTCGAGTCGGATTTTAACGGCGGCATGTTGGTCGAGCTGACCGGCACCCGCGCCGACACCAAGCAACCTTTTTGCCTTAACCGTTCCTGTGAGCTGAGAACATGGCAACCCTCGACCTGAGCCAGCTGCCCACGCCCGACGTGGTGGAAACGCTGGACTACGAAACCCTGCTGGCCGAACGCAAAGGCACGCTGATTTCGCTTTACCCCGAAGCACAGCAGGAGGCCGTTACGCGCACGCTGGCGCTGGAGTCTGAACCCATCGTGAAGGTGCTACAGGAAAAAGCGTATCGCGAAGTAATCCTGCGCCAACGTATCAACGAGGCGGCAAAAGGCGTCATGGTGGCGTATGCGCTGGATGCTGACCTTGACCAGTTCGGCGCAAATAACGGCGTTGCGCGTCTGACCATTACACCGGCCGACAGCACCACCATTCCGCCGGCGGCGGCAGTGATGGAAAGCAACGACGACTACCGCGCCCGCATCGCCGCCGCGTTTGAGGGGCTGAGCGTGGCCGGTCATGTCGGCGCATATGAGTATCACGCCAAAAGCGCCGACGGTCGCGTGGCGGATGCGTCCGCGATTAGCCCGTCGCCTGCCGTTGCGACCGTGACCGTGCTCGCCCGCGAGGGTGACGGCACCGCCGCCGCTGACCTGCTGGCCGTGGCGGATAAGGCGCTGAACGATGAGAACGTGCGGCCGGTTGCCGACCACGTCAGCGTGCAGCCTGCAGAAATCGTTAATTACGAAATCGAGGCTGAAGTCTATGTTTACCCTGGACCTGAAGCCCGCGTGGCAAACGCAGTTGTTACTCGGCATCATCAATGATGTTGATCGCATGGCGCCAACAGCCTGGATGAAATACATCCAAGCTATTCAGAACGTAGAAATTTCCGCTCTGGGAAAAGTTGTCTGGCCGGAAAAACCTGATTGATTATATTTAAAAACCTATATACACCCATCCAACACAAATAAGGGCGGCAAGAATATATAAGATGGGAATATATCTTGCCTCTCTGACTAATGACTGAACGATTGTAGCCCCCTCCTTCCTACAATAAACGTAAAATGCACAATAGAATATAAATATCAACAACAATAAAAACATAAACACTATTAGAGAAACAAGTGGATGAGTGTCTTTCACTCCTTCTTTATAAATAACTTCCGATGCAGTGACGAAAGTAATCAACATCAAGCTGAATGAAACCCCACACCCCCACAAAAGGATTTCAGAACAGAGTTTTCTTACAACTGCTCCGGTTTTCCCCACCAAATGATACTGCCCCCAAAAACTTCCAGCTCGCACTTCCATATCCTTAAAAATAGAAGCAATAAAAAACATTATCACTCCAACAGGTAAAGCAAAGTTAATTATACCAAGTGAATTTTCAATGCTGGATTTGTAATAATCCATAAGCGAGAAGTCAGAGCGCGAGGACAATAAAATGTATGACGTAATTGTAACAATCGACCAAGGGATCATTCTATATATAATTTCAAGCCTTAAATCTCGCTTAATAAAATGATCAATCACATTAGATTCAGCTTTCAAATATCCACCTCATTTTTATCAATTTATGGGCTACTCGTCATCATAATAAGACTATCTTGTTTTGCTACAGACCAGCAAAACCTTATTGAATGCGCGCCCCGCTTGACCTGCCACCCTGAGCACACCATTAACCAGGAGTGCAACAGATGGCAGATTATCATCACGGTGTTCGCGTCGTCGAAGTCAACGACGGCACGCGCAGCATCTCCACCGTATCCACCGCAATCGTTGGCATGGTCTGCACCGCCGACGATGCGGATGCGGCGACCTTCCCGCTTAATCAGCCGGTGCTGATCACCAACGTGCAGTGCGCAGTCGGCAAGGCAGGCGCTCGCCGCCGCGCTGCAGGCCATCGCCGATCAGTCTAAGCCCGTCACCGTCGTGGTGCGCGTGGCCGAAGGTGACGACGAGGCCGAAACCATTTCTAACATCATCGGCGGCTCCGACGCGAACGGCCAGTACACCGGCATGAAAGCGCTTCTTGCCGCGCAGACGCAGCTCGACGTCAAGCCGCGCATCCTCGGCGTGCCCAGACTCGACTCTCTGGAAGTGGCGACCGCACTTGCCAGCATCGCGCAGCAGTTGCGCGCCTTTGCCTAACTGAGACGCAAATTAAGAAACTGTTTGCGGCTTGTAAAGTTCAGGGCAATCCAGAGCTGACGCTCATTATCAGAATCTGCCTTTCGACCGGATTCCGCTGGAATGAAGCTGCAGAATTAAAAGCGTCGCAGATTTCCCCGCATAAAATAACGTTCATTAATACCAAAGGTAAACGCAATCGCACTGTTCCTATCAACAAAGTGTTGCTAGAGGGGAAGTTCTCCTAGGAATGTTACCGCCAGTTTTATCGGGTCATACGTCTGGCAAAAATCGAATTACCCGAAAGACAAATCAGCCACGTTCTACGTCATAGCTTTGCCAGCCACTTCATGATGGCCGGGGGCAACATACTGGTGCTACAGCGCATTCTTGGGCACTCAGATATACGTGTAACCATGCGCTATGCGCACTTCGCGCCTGATCATCTGGAAGATGCGATTCACTGCAATCCCCTGTCGATTATGGCTGGCAAAAGTGGCGACAAATTGGCGGCGGAAGTTATAACAGGGTAGAACGGAGTGTAATAGGATGGGCTGTAACTCATTGATAATTATATAAGTTATTGATGTTAAATGCTAAACAAAAAAAGACCCAATACGATTCCTGTATCGGGTCCAGGGAAATGGCTCTTTGAGAGCCGTGCGCTAAAAGTTGGCATTTTTGAAGGCGAGTTCGCCTTGCCATTTAAAGGTAGTCCAAAGGTGATTATTTTCCAGCCAACCGTCACGATGCGGTCAGGAAGCTGCCAACTCTGTGATCGTGCTGACACATCGGAAAAGCAAGCGTAGCGGCAAAACTGTGCGCTACGCCCGAATTTTTGCAGGGATTACTTACCGCACAACTGCTGCGCGCGATCAACGATCGGTTGCAGGCTCATTTTCTGGCCAGGATGCGCTTTGTCTTCCGCCACGATGGTATCGATGGATTGCAGTGTGCCCTTGCCGGCATCAGCGCGTGCTTGGGCTTTATCATTCAGCGGATACTGCAGCAAAGTGCTCGGATTGATGGCAAACAGCGCGCCGTCTTTCTCACAGGTCAGCATCACCTCTTCGCGGGTGAAGGGCCATTTGTCTTTGCCAATCTCAAAGCGGCTGACGGTAATAATCTGCGCGGCCATCGCCTGGCTGCACAGTGCCATCAGAATGCAGGCTGGAATCAATTTCTTCAGCAAAATATCGACCTCATTTTTCGTTTATTACAATTCAGGCCGGAGACAGCGTAGCAAACACGCTGACTAATCCGACAACAACAATGGCCAGCAGCAGCTCAAGCTGCGTCAGGCGAATAAACTGCTGCGGCGCGTGACTACCCGCGACGCGAAAACCTGGCACCAGAACATAGCGATTGATCAGCGCAATGCCCACCATCATCATCACCAGCATCACTTT